GAGGGGTGTGGGTTTGTGTGAAGATTTTCCCTTGTGGTTTTTTTTTATTGTGTGTTATTTTTTTTTGTTCTGTGTTGTGTGGTGTTTGTTGTGTTTGGGTGTGTGTGTTAGATTTTTTTTAGTCCAGTTTGTCAATTTTTTTTATTGACACAATGTCAATGGTTGTATGTGCAATGTTTTTTATGTGCGTATTGATTAACTGGGTTAACTCATGCTGTCTAATTATTGGTAGGTTACGGTTTTGTAACCGTAGTTTGCCGACCGGTAGGTAGGTGTCTTTTATTATCTTGCGTTCTTTTGTTTTTGGGCGTGTCGTTGTTTTGTTTGTGTTATGATAAAAATATCAACCACAAGGGAGGTAAACAAAATGAACACTATAATTGTTATCAACTGGGAACGTGATAATGTTACGGTTTCTTTTACTGATATTGAGGATATGGGCTACACGTTCGGCCTTGGTAAGGTCACTACCTTGAGGGGTGCAAGGGCTCGTGTTCGTCGTGTGATGTCTGATCAGTATGGCATTGATCTTTCTCGTATGAAGCTTGAAAGGTCAACTAATGCTATTGACTATTTTCGTTCCAATCGTGTTGAGGGCTGATTGAAGGTGGGCAACATGAATGCTGTAATTGTTATCAGTTGGTGGGCTAGAACTGCTGTTGTTTTCTTCACTGATATTGATGATTTTTATATGCTGGATATTGGGAAGAATAGAACTCTTAGGGGGGCGAAGTCTTACATTCGTAGGGAGCTATGCGGTAAGTATGGTGTCGCGCTTTCTCATGTTAAGACTGTGAAAGATACTCCCTCTGTTACATTCCTTCTTTCTAAGCGTGTTAAAAAAAAGGAGCATTAATATGTGGTACTTTATTATCACCGATAATGGTTTTCAGGTGTTTGAGATTCTACCCGACTACGTGAAGCCTAGTAGGCTGTTTTATACGAAATCTCTTAAGGATTCATTGGACGGTATATTGTCTCATATCCGCAGCGCTTATGTCGGCATGGACGTGAACGTGGATATTGACAATGCCGCGTTTGACATGGATAGTACTATGGTCGGCATGGTTAAGGTGGTGCTGGTATAATGGTTGGTATGATTGTTGCCGTTTGCATTCTTTCCGCACTGTTTGTAACGATGGCTGCTATGGTGTTTTGCGAACTGCCGCGTGATTGGCGTGATACGTTTTGTTTTTTGGTCATGCTTGCTGTGAGCGTGGCTGTGGTTTTGGTTTTTGTTTTGAAAGGATTTTAATTATGTCTTATCGTGATGAGAAAGTCGCTGTATTCTCGTCTCAGCACTTGGGCGGTGATGTCGAATTATGGTATTGTTCTCATAGTCAGTCATACAGGTTGAAGTATGATGTGGCGTTTTACTCGCCGGATGGCCTATGCTCTGCCGTTGCGTTAGTGTCATATGATGCCACTGATTATGATCAAGTCGTTGACGTGCTGATTGATGCTATCGATATTGCGCGCACGCCCTTGCTGGATAGGGATTAGTCATGTATTTTCGCGGCTGGATACACTTATGGACTTGTAAGGATTGCTTGTATGCTGATATGTATTGGCGATTACGTGCTCTTTGGGCGGAAGTGGAACGCAAGGGTGACGTTTTTACGCCGCCGAAACGGTGTCCGAGTACGGACTTGTGGTTTGACATGTGGTGGTTGGGTGTTGAGTCCGGTGAAGAAGGATTGGAGTTTTAACCATGTATGAAACTTTTGTGGCTCTCGCCTATCTTCGCCACAATGATAAGCCCCCTATTGAAATCGGGTATGCCACCTCATATGATAAGGCTGCTGACCTGATTCGTAAGTGGGCGAAAGTCTCTTCGCATACGAAGAATATCTCATATTTTAAGGTGGAGAGGAGATATTATGTTTAACCGTGGAAACGATAAAACACCTATCTATCGTATGAGAAGCTTTAATGACGAAATCATGGATTCTCCCCGTATCGTCAAGGCTACGAGGGGGCGAACTCGTGAGCTGAATCTGAAACGCTATGATAAGGGGTATGGTGATTGGGAGTCATGCTGCCGAGCTGTCACCATGCTGTGCGAATTGTGGCGCGAAGGTGCGCCGAGTCCGTGGTTTACCCAGGCAATAATTGTCGTGTCACAGATTTGCGGCAGCATGTGCATAGGAGACGGACTCGCCGCCGCATTGAGTCGCACGTATGACGTGGAATATTTGGACGGTACTATTAATCCGCCTAATTTGATTGCATGGTGTGCCGTCTGCGCCGTCAAGGGGGGCACGTCGTATGATTGTTGCACGGTTTTTGATAATCTGCAAGCTCAGAATCTTATTATCGCAGTGTTTAAAAATTTTGACAGATTGGATACAACGCGATATAATGATGCTGACTTGCAAAAAATCTTATCACAAGGGAGGTAGTCTGTATGGCTAGAACCAAAACCGATATTTTCCGCACAAGAGTGTATGCCGTACTCAAAGGTATGGAATTGGTAGACGGCGATTTTATGGAATCCGAGCACGTCATTGATGGACGGCTTAAGGACGTGCGAGCATATTCGATTCGTGCAAAGAAACTGTTTCCAAATTTCATCCCACGTTCTATTCATATTTTTTCGCAGAAAGTCTCGATGAATGAGGAAACTTTTTACAAGTATGCCACATTTGAGGAACCGCAAGAATGGAACCCCGAAGAACACACAAAACGACACGCCGAAATTGAAAATAATGACGGTATGTGATATAAAAGATTTTAGGCATAAAGCCTGAAAACAAAATAACAATAATATCATAAGGGAAAGGTAATATCATGGAAAACACTAATACCGCACTTGTCGCATTCAATACCGAAAGCACTGAACTCGGCACAGTCCAGCACTTCATCGACACCTCCACTCGTGAAGGCAAAATCAAGCTCTACTCGGCACTACAGAACGCCGAAAAGTTGGACGAACATTTGAACGAAAACCTGAACATGGTGAACGCCGTCGCTCAGGCCGTGCAAGTGACTGACGATCAGACGGGCGAAATCTCCAATACCGTGCGTGTCATCATCGTAACCGACGATAACAAGGCGTATGCGGCCACCTCCCCCACTTTGGCTGCCGGATTGAATACCATGTTCGGCATTTTTGGAACGCCGAACACTTGGGACGCTCCGCTTGCTATCAAGGTGGTGGAACGTCGTTCCCGCCGTGGCTTCAAGTTTTTCAGCATCGAGCCGGTGGATGAAGCGACGAAGTGATCTTGCTATAATAACTGAGTAGCGTTCGTTCATAGAGAGCACCCAAAATTGGGTGCTCTCACCATCTTAAAAGGGGTACGCTATATGTCTCGCAGTCGGAAACGAAAGCACGTCAAGGCACGTCAAGCCGCGCAGGCACGCGCCGCGCGTAACGTCGAACAGCTCGGAGCCTACTCTCACTCAAATCTTGCAAAAACCGCTGATAAACAGTTGGTCAATATCGCGAAAACCCTAGGCAAGGAATGGGAGCGGCAGAAGAGACAGACCATAGCGGAAGCGAAAGCAACCCAATACCACGCCAACGCCGTGGAAAAACCGACAAAAAAAGACATCATGTTTGCCCAACGCACCCCTATAACGAATGCTCAGATAGAAGCGGAACCCGTGGCGAAACGGCGCAAGCTGCTCAGACAGCAGCAGCGGAAAATCAATGCGGCACGACGGAAGATCAACGACTGGAACCGCGAACGGGCAATGCCGAAGCGTAGCGTGTACGATCAGCGTATAGAAGAACTTGCTGGAACTACTGGCGAGGGTTTTGGGCGTAATCAAATCATCCCGTCAAAACTTACGGACTTTTTGCAAATGACAAATGTTCTGAGCGACGAGGCGTTCGTGCGCGGTCAATTGGAAAGCGGACACCGTAATGAACTGCGTGAACAGATACATGATGCCGCCGAGATCTTGGGATTGCGCACCGAGCAAAAAAAACATAAGACGCCCAAAAAGCAAGGGAGGGGTAGGCGAACCGAAGATCTATACGGCGAGCGTGAGTGGCCGTCTTACATGCCTCATGGACGCTACGAGATTTTTGAAAAAATCTTGGCCACCTCGCTCGGCTCGAAACGGTTGAAACGATTCCGCAGTCTATCCGCCGCACAGAAACGCGCTTTCATCGAACAGACGGACGCCCCCCGTATCGTTTTTGATTGGACGGTGTATGACCCCGTTCGACACGGTTTTACGTCGATTTTCAGGGGCAACAGTGAGGGGTATCAGCGCTCACGACGGCAGTTCGACCGCTGGATGGAGGAAGCCGGCGCGCTGGAAAAGTAGTGGCCAGCAATCAAGGGAAGTTATACTATGGAATTGCATGACGATAAAAGGGTAGGCTTGTGGTGTGCGGATAATGTCGTACGATTTACGGACGGTACCGCATTGCATGACATTATCGCACCCAGTCGGTTGCTGGCGTCCATCATGACGGGAGGCAAACTCACCGTCTACACGACTAACCCCGATATTTTAGACCCTTTTATCGCACATGTCGTACACGTACTCCCTCATAATGAGCATAATGCAAATCTGAGCTGGGATGCGATAATATCCCAAAAAGGCAAATTTTTTAGTTTTACCGTGCGTATCGACCGCGAGAATTCCGCACGCTTTTTCGATATATCGAATCTTTTGCGCGAAAACTGCAAGCTTACCATGACTGACACTCAACTGCTCACTATTTTGCGCGAATACGATCAGCGCGGCTTGTGTAAGATCACAGCCGGTGGGGCGAGTATGGAGGCTTTCGCATCCGGAGAATGGAGATGGTATTACGACAAATTCCCCCAGCTCGAACCGGACGCGAAAAAATCATTGCATGATGCCTATATCGGCGGCTTTATGGTTGCCAAAGAGGGGGCATATGGGAGGGCTATCGATGTTGACTGTAATTCCATGTATCCGTCCATATTGCGAGACGAATGGCTTCCATGGGGAGTACCGGAACCGTACGAAGGACGATACGTGCAAGATGATGATATGCCGTTGCATTGTGATGAAATCACGTTCCGCGCGGAATTGAAACCGGACGGATACCCTTTTTTATTAGACAATCGTAGTGTCTACGGACTTAACCGACTCACCAGTACGCGCGGCTATATCACGCTCGTGCTCACCGATATCGACCAGCAATTGCTCTACGAGAATTACGATGTAAGCGTCTACCGGCATGTGAGGGGGTGGAAGTTCCGGCGTTCCAAGGGGTTTTTCCGCTCGTTTATCGACGAATGGGGTGAATTGAAGCAGCATGCGACGGGGGAGCGTAGACAAATGGCGAAACTGATTATGAACGCACTCGTAGGGAAAATGGCGAGTCTGCCCAAAGGAGTCGTCATGCTCCCCTTATCCAAAGACGGCATAACCCTAGACTGGGACATTGCCCAGCGCGAAGAGTCGAATCTGAAAACCGACTATCTGCCAGTACCAGTATGGGTCAACGCTTATGCACGACGCAAACTCGTGGACGTATGCCACGCCAACGCCACCCGACTCTTGTACGCCAACACGGACGGGTGTATCCTATCCGGCTGGGAGCCGGTGAAGTCATGCGAAATCCACCCTACCGAACTGGGCAGATGGAAAATCGCAGCCCGATATGAAAGGCTCACTATTTTAGGCATGAACCGATATCAAGGGTGGAGGGATGATGGCGGGGTTGATATCTGCATGGCCGGAAGCCAATTTACGCAGCCCATTCCTTATGGAAAGTTCCGGCACGGCGTGCGAGTCATGGATGATTACGGTACATTGGTCATGTTATGATATACTTTGTCTTTCGAGCGTTGACTTTCGACTGGGAATGACATAGGTTGGACTGCCTCGGCTGAGAATGCCGCCGACCATGATTTGCTACTATGGTGGTAGTGCCCTACGATTTTCGACTCGCGCTCACATAAGACGATTCAGACCCTCCGTGATTGGAGGGTCATTTTATTTTGCTTGTGGCATGATATAATTTTAGCGGAAACATTGCCAATAGATAGGAGCTTGCATGGCAGACCCAAACAATGAGAGCGACGAAAACACCACCCCGCCGCCAACCGAAGAAGAGAAGCAGACTGAAACCGTCGATGACGAAATCAAGCCAAAAGAGCCGGAACCGGAGCCCGATCAGCCGGACGTGAGCGCACGACTTGACAGCATTGAAAAGGAATTGGCCGCGCTCAAGGCCATGATGGACATACTCGGCTACACTGACCCTACCCCGTCCGACAATGACGGTGACGGTGACGAAACGCACGAGTCCATCGAAGATCTGTTCGACTAAAAGTTAGGAGATAATATAATGTCTGATATTCGACCATTGGCAGGTAAGGGTGACGTTGAGATCTTCAATGCCGTCCGAAACGCCACCAGCCCCCAGTTTCAGGTGCGCATTCCGTCTGCGACCCAAGGTAATATCCGTAATGCCGTGGATACCATGCGCAATTTCCCATACTTGCGCGACGAATTCACCGGCGTCCTGATCCAACGTTTGATCGGCTTGTACATTCAGCATGCGGATTGGGACGACCCACTCAAGCTTATCGGCTCCCCCCGCACCTTGAAGCGTTACGGATCCACTTACGAACAGGCTGCGGTCGGCCTAGTCAAGGCACGTACCCGTAATTTTAACAAAGAGTATCTCGGTGATGATGTGTATGGCCGTTATTCGCTGCCGACCGCTTCCGTATTCCACCCCCTTACGTTCGACCACTACTATCCGGTCACCATCCCTGAAGATGCTCTGCTGACGGCGTTCGACGGCGAAAGCGGCATGGCGGATTACATTGCTGAGATCATGAACGCGCCCGTCCTCTCGGACAGGAACGACATGTATCTGATGAAAGTCCAGTGTTTCGCGGAATATGCTCGTAAGGGCGGTTTTTATCGAGTGCACACCAAGGATGTTGGCGCGGCTGACTCCACGGAAGCGGACGCCAAAAATCTTTTGCGTCTTATTCAGCAGACCGCCAACGAATTGAAGGCGTCCCCAATGTCGGCCATGCCACGATATAACGCCATGAGCTGGGTAACCCCATGGCGCGATTCGGAAGCAATCCTCTTCGCAACCCCTCAGGTGATCGCAGCGCTCAACGTGGAAGCCCTCGCGGCCGCGTTTAATATCGATAAGGTTAACGTCCCGTACCGTATCATTCCGATTCCCGAGGATATGTTTGGTATTGGTGGTACTGGTGGCAAGGTGCAGGCCGTGCTTACCACGGAAGACTTTTTCTTCTGCTGGGATGAAATGCTTGAGACCACCAATAGCCCCGTGAATCCGATTGACGGCACATACAACATCTTCTACAAGCATCGTGGAAGCATCACCCCTAACCCGTTTGCGAATGCCGTGCTGTTTTGGACGGGCGAAGGCTCCAGCGAGTCCGTGACATTGCCGGATACGCTCACCACCTCCACGCCGGAATTTACGTTGCGCGTCATGAAATATGGTCAGCCTTCGATCACCCCTGAAAACGTGTCGCGTGGTGACTTGGTGCAGGTCGAATCTGAGATCACGAGCGCAAACAAGGATGCGGCATCGTTCCAGCCGGTCGGCATTGAATATAAGGTTGAGGGTGCCACCTCACAGTTCACCTCGATCGATAACGGGGGCATTCTGCGTTGCGGTTTGGACGAAACCGCCGACACGCTCAAGGTTACGGCTCAGGCCACCTATATCGACCCCGCGCATCCCGAAATCGACCAGACCGTTTCCGCCGCACTATCCGTACCGGTGGTCGGCCAATGGCTCGGCGGCTGGAAGACGGGAGCCATTGAATCCCTTGAAATCCAAGGCCCCACAACGGCTAAGCTACATGTGCCCACCGCATACAAGGCCATCGTCCATAAGACTGATGGAAGTACGGCTGATGTGACCAATCTCGCACTATGGTCGGTAGACGCTAATGCGAGCATCACCCCGAACGGCGTGCTAACAGGCAAGACGGGTGAAGCCCCCGTCAATATTACTGCAAAATTCGCAGGAGTTACCGGAACAATGCACATTACCATCAATGAATGATCGGTGACAGACAACGACAGGTAGAATAGGTGCGAGGAGATAATCCTCGCACCTATTATTTATTTGGAGGAATCATGAGCGCAAACGATCTGCCCATCAATTTCAGCTATGCAAAATGGACGCCAAACACGAGATTTAAGTTGTGTAATGTCCCGTGGGACATGGGGTATAGGGATATCGTAAAATGGGATAGGCAGTCTCAAAAAGCGTATTTCGACCGGCTGGAGGGGGTCGAATTTACTGACTGCACCATGGCAAAATACGGTCTGCCAGTGAGACTGCCGGTACCGTTCGCCCAAGCGTCGCAATATAATTATCTGATCGCCACGAACGACTACGACTTCGACACACCTCGTAGTTGGTATTATTTCGTCCAAACCTGCGACTATGTCAACGCACACACCACGCAGCTCAATGTCCAATTGGACGTGTGGCAGAGTTTCCAACACGATATCCAGTTAGGCAACGCCTACGTCGAAAGGGGGCATGTTGGAGTAGCTAATGAGAATGCGTGGAAGGATTGGGGCAAAACCTATCTTGATCTCCCCGAAGGACTCGATACAGGAAAATGCACAGTGCTTACTAACGAGGTATGGAAGCCATTGATGGACGTGAGTGCGCATGATGGGGTAAAATACACGTCGTATGGACTTATCATCGTGAGCACTACCGATCTTGAAGCGGACACGGGCACCAAGGATAATCCGGTGGTCAGTACCGCCACCGGCAGCGCTTTTGAAAGTCAGCTTAACGGTACCAGCATGTACTATTTGGACACTCCCGCCGATATTGTCGCATTTTTCACTGAGGGCAAGAATGCCCCATGGGTCACACAAGGAATTTGCGGAATCTACGCTGTCCCTCACCTCCCACAAGCATTATTGGACGGTCAGCCGAAAAAGACGGAACTTTTCGGCCATTCGGTCGGATTCGTCGGCAACTGCTGGGAACTCCGCAAGCGTAACGACAATAGCAACGCACGATACACGGATATTGTCAATCTCAAAAATTTCCGCGACGCCTTCCAGTTGCCGGAACGCTACAAGCACTTGAAAAAATTCCTCACCGCCCCCTACGCCTATGTCGAATGCAGCTGTTTGAACGGAACCGTAATCACATACGAACCCGAGCAAATCCCCTCCGCCGACCTGATTATCCGCGAATCATGGAACTACGCACCCCCTTCCCCCCGTCTGAATTTTTACGCGCGCGGGTATCATGCAGGCAATCTCGGTGACCGTCAACCGTTGCCGGACAGCAAAGGATTGCCCATCGATACCGGCGAAATGTTGAACGCAAGTTTCGGCATCACCAATTTTCCTACCTTCATGGCCGTCAACAACGGCTCGGCTTTAGCGCTTGCAAACAGCGCCTATACTCGCACCTACGCGCAGCAGGGCGCCGATTGGTCATTTCAGAAAACGCAAATGGGCATTAACAACGCTTACGCGCAAGCTCAACTTGGCACCCAGTATGCAAGCGCGCAAAACCGGTTGGGCACGTCGAATCGGAATGCTATGAATGCGATCAGCAATCAGAGCGCGCAAATGGGGGCCGATCTGACTTTGAAGAATCTCGGATTTAATAATCAGATGGCACAGCTTAACACGATAGGCTCAGGAATTGCAAATGCCGCCGGTTCCGCCATTACCGGTAATATCGGGGGTGTGGCTGGAGCTATTGCCGGCACTGCTATTGGCGCATGGACAAATCAGCAAACCTATAATAATAACGTAAGCACGGCCAATCAGCAGTTGGCAAACACGCAGACCACTAATAACGCCAGCACCTCGCAAGCTAACGCCTACTCGCTTGCGCAAACCAATCTGTCCAATCAGCAGACTATGCAGATCGCAGATCTCAACAAGCAACTCGCGCAAGCTACCGCGCAAGGCGATTACGAAAACACGATCGCCGGTATCAACGCCCAAGTGCAGCAGACGCAGACAGTACCCCCCACCACGTCCGGCGCTTTAGGCGGTGACGCCTTCAACCTTGCCAACGGCCTGATCGGTGTCATGGTGAGGTTCCGGCAGATTCCACCCGCCGCCATGCAAGCCATCGGTGAAGTATGGCTGCGATATGGCTACTATGTCCAACGTTTCATGCGACTACCATCAAATTTGATGGCAATGTCCAATTTTACCTATTGGAAACTGCATGAATTGTACGTGCGTAGCTCGACATGCCCGGAAGAGTACCGTCTGACTGTCAAGGGCATTTTTGAAAGTGGCGTGACCGTGTGGACTGACCCCGAAAAGATCGGCCTCACCGACTATGCGGACAATACGCCACTAGCCGGTATCTCGTACTGATTGGATATAATGGAGAGAGCATATTAACTTTCTCCATTATTTTTTTAGGACGGTGACTATGGGTAAACGTAATAATGCGCGCAAGGCCGCACACTGGGATAATCAGAGCGTTTTAGGCTCGATGTGGGGCAATTTGAATCTGCCCGAAATGCGGCAATCGCTCAGAATCAATCAGTACATGAAATTGATTGAAATGCTGGCCGTATCACGTTTCAAATGGATTAATCTACCCCCATACATTGATGAGCGTTATCTTGAGCTAACACTTTTTGAAAATGGCTTAGCCCTCTTTTTTCCCGACAAACGCAAGGGCTTGAACCGTTTTATGGTCACTTCCGGCAACATTGGCGGTGTAAACAATTACAATAATCCAACCAGCTTCCAGCCGGTAGCTACGAACTATTCCCACCCGCAGGTCGGGAGCAAGGAATGCGTGCCCATTTGGGACAATCAATTGCGCTGCACTATGATCGACGTCATGTGGAATTATGCCACACGGCTCGCCATCGCAGACCGCGCCTTAGATGTCAATTTGGACAATATCAGCGTGCCGTTGATTATCGCCACGTCCGAAACCAACAAACTCACCGCCCAAAATTTGATGAAAGCGAGAGAAGACGGCGACCCCTACATTTACACGTACGATTCGGCGGACATTACCGGCATGTTCCAAACATTCCCCAACGTCACCCCCTTTCTCGCGGACAAGATCATCACCACGAAAACGCAGATATGGAACGAGTTGGTCAATTATCTCGGCATTGACAATTCGACCACGGAAAAAAAGGAAAGATTGCTGGAAAGCGAAGTGACGGCAGGCAATAGCCGTACGAACGTTTTCCGCCTGAGCTATCTCAAGGCAAGGCAGCAGGCGTGCGACACGATTAACCGACTGTGGCCGCAAATGGCCGACTCGGGATACCCTATCGGCATCGAATGGAACGACACCACGTCCGGCGGTCTCTTGGACGTGGATGGCAACAAAGAGGAGGAATAATGGTGCAGGACTTGAGCATGTATGCGATCAAGGACAGCATGGCCGACTACACGTTGACCTTGGGTAATCTGATAGACCGTGGTTTCAACACGGACGAAAAACTGCACTTAAGTTCGGCTTATTATCCGATTTTCGACGAAAACTATCGAGCGAAACTAAACGAGAAAATCGTAGCCCACTACGCATTACGCGAAATCGGGTCAGAAACGCCGCAAATGTTCGTATTCTATTTAGGCCGTACCATGCGCGAACAGATGGATTATTTCAATCAGCTCTACGTTTCCGCACAACGAAAATTCGACCCGTTCATCACGTCCGATATCCGGCAGTCAATGGACTCAACCAGTACGAACGAATCGAGCGGAAAATCGAGCGGCACGCAATCCAACAAGTCCACGGCAAACAGCACGTCCGATACTAAGGCGGACAATTCCAGTATGACTTTTAATTCGGAATTCCCGCAGACCCGTATTGATGATTTTAAGCAGTTCGCCACGAGCGCCTCGCAGACGGACTCGCTGGGCAATACGCATACGAGCACCCAGCAGGACAGTTCGGCCACCGCGACCAGCACCAGCAATACCGATTACGAGCACTCGTCCGACAAGGGCAATAGCGTGTCGCACACGATCGGCACGAGTGGCTCACAATCCCAATTACTGCTTGACTGGCGCAATACCATGCTCAACATCGATATGATGGTGATCAATTCGCTGGAGGACCTCTTTATGGGCATGTGGGGCAGTGGCGACAACATGACCAACGTACCGCAACTCTACTCTACAAGTCTCGCCTATAATCTCGGCCATTAGAGTATACTTAATAGAGACAGTTAGGAGGATATATGGACGGAATCAACACATGCGCCGCCCCCTTGGATATCGACCCAAGGCAACGATATTTCACCACCGTGCAACCGTTTTCGTATCGTGACACGTTAACAGTGCTCGGCTATGTACAGGAGGTGGCCGAACATCTAGACCAGCTCAGGGAGCAGCTCGATAATCTCGCCAAAGACGAAAACGCCGACATCGAAGCAATCAAACAGCTTGTCGTCGGATTTAACGAGCAGTTCGAGCGCATCAACAAAACGTTGGACGATTTGGAAAAGCAGGTAGGCCAGTACGAAGATAGCGACCTTACTTATAATCCGACCAGAGGAAAATACGAAGACTCCAAAAACACAAACCGTGATATGTACCGCGAACTCGCAGTGTTTGGCGCTCGCGTGAACCAGCTAGCACAGCTTTCCGTGCCAATGGCGGCAGCGCATACTTGTTTGGAGTTCGCAGTGCTCGGCAACAAAACCATTTTCCACAATGAGGAGCCACGTGTCACCCCCCGTGATGTGTACGTGGATGATGGCGAGCCGGTTACAGCGCTGACCGTCGAAAATCTCGCCAACGGCATTGTGGAAAACAATTATATGAAAACCATAAAATGATAAACAATAAATAGGAGGAGAAAATGACCCAGAAAACCACTAATTATAATCTTGAAAAATATGACGCAACCGACCCGCCGAACTTGCAGGGCGAGTACAATAGGTCAATGGATATCATTGATACGGCACTGAAAACGCAGTCGGACAAAATCGATGCCATTCCAACGCCGGAAAGTCTGCCGGAAGGGTTGAAAGCGTTTACCGCCGCGCTCGGATTGAGCACCGCGAACGCGGGAGCGCTCGGCACCGCCCTTAACCACTTCCTCAACCGCGTTCCGGCAACCGGCGGCGGACAGTACACGGTGAAGAATCTCACCGACACGAAGGTTACCGCCGAGGGATTGCCGTTCGTGTCCACCACCGCTTCGGGAGACTGATAGACCATGGCAGATCAACCGCAAGCAACCCCCGTCGACGTTGCCGCATATGATGTGACACGTCACTGGGGGTTACCCCTCTACAATGATGCAACCCCAATGGACATGCGGGACGGGTACAATCATGCTATGCGCATGATAGACCAGATTCTCACTCAGCTCGAAACGCAAATACGAGAAAAGGACTAAACAATGGCTACAGTATACACGAAAACCGACAACTACGGCCTAAATTTATATGGCGACAATGACCCCGCCGATCTGAGAGACGGCTACAACGGCTCCATGCGCACCATTGACACGACGCTGGAAAACCACCTTAACCGCATCGAAGGCGTGGAATCCCGTGAAACGCATGATGAAGCGGTCATGAAGGCACTGCTTGTGGATAACACGGTGGATAACGCCACTGCTGCGAAAACCAAGTGGGATAAAGCCAGTACGGACGCTGTTGAAGCAATGGCGGACGCTGCCGACGCAGCCGAAAAAGCTACCGCCAACGCCAATACTCTCGCCTCACTGCAAGGCACGGTATCCTCGTTGTCCGATACCGTCACCGGCAAGGCGAATGCCGCTGAGGTGTACACCAAGGCGCAGGCAGATGCGCGATATACTCAGCAGGGCGGATATTCGGGCACCGCGCAGACCTTGAACCAGCGTGTCGACACCAACACATCCGACATATCCAGGCTTAAGACGTGGAATACTGCGTTTTCCAACGGGTGGGCGAATCTTGGAGACTTTACCTACACTTGTCAGCCATCATCTGCGATAGGCACGGACTCCCGCTCCAATATCAAATGTCTTTACAACGAGGAAATCGGTGCAATCAAGTTGTTCGGCATGTTCGCAGTACATCCAATTTCCGGTCAATCGCAAAATTTCACATCATTGTCCGTCGTGTCTCAGAGCGCATTGCCCGTTTCCATGAGACCAAGTTCTGATGTTCATATGGACGCGGCTCTTGCGTTCTGCATGAACGGCCTTGATTCGTCAGGGGCCGGTAGCTACACTGACATCGTTACGATCCCGTGCTGCGTGACCGTGAAGACGTCAGGATACGTTTTGCTCGGGGAGGTCGCAAAGGCCGAGTATCATGACGCAATCCAAAATCATGCACGCCAGTCGTTCCGTGTGTTAATGCCTCAGTGTATTTACACACTTGCTCAATAACACAACTGACCGATACCCCACGGTCGTTCCCGTGGGGCATACTAGTATCATGCCGACATTAGACGAATGGTTTGCTCAGACCGAAAACCGTTTTTGGGACATGGACGGCGCGTACGGCGCGCAATGCTGGGACCTATGGGCCAAGTACAGCATGGACATGTACGCTATGTCTATCCAGGACTGCATTACCCCCACCGGTTACGCGGGCGGACTATATACCGCATATCCGGTATCTACACGGTGCGAACAAGTGTACGAGCGTATCGCCGCAAGCGGATACTCTCCCGTGGCAGGGGATGTGGCAATATGGGGGTATAGCACTTATACCCCTTATACTCATGTGGCGATAGTCGCCGGCGACGGGGTTAAAGACGGTAGAATCTACGTCATCACCCAAAACCCTGACGCAAGCGCACTCAAATGGTTCCCCACCGCCGGACTGCTAGGCTACCTGCATCCCCGTACCATGCCAAAACCGGATTCGAGCAATCCCACCGGCAGTAACAATCAAGGACAGCTTGACGCAACGCGCGGAGGGGGGTGGATACACTGGCAGGGCGACAATCTCTACCTACATGAGACAGACAACAGCGGCGCAAAAACCCGTGTCTTCTACAAGACTACTGCCAATAATTTTTTTGAAAAAGAGTCGCAATCGCAGCCGTCCGATAGTAGCGGCCAAGGGCACCCGTCAAGTTCGACCAATGCGGAAAACTCGTACGCGCTTTATGTGGTCGGTACAGTGGAAGCCGGCCTACGATGGGACGCGGTAGAAGCGGCGAACCTCCAAGGCATTGGCATTGCGCAGTGGAGTTTTGGACGCCGCTTGCAAGTGCTCAACAGAATGCGCGAATCTGACCCAACCGGCTATATGGCATTCAAAACGGCGGCTCCCGAGATTGCGGCACTCATGGAATCAGGCGGAACGTTCACGGGGAACCTTACCGCCGTAGAGGCGGCAGCGTTCCAAACATGGGCGGCACGCAATGAATCCCATGAGGGGCAGCGCAAGCAGTTCGCGGAAGACTATGCGGGATATCCGCAAGAGTATGCGGACAATAAGATGCAGATCTTGTGGGTCACAGCCTATCACCAGTCACCTGCCAACGCCTTGAAGGTACCGAAAGCTTCCAATCTAACGCAGCTGAAAAACAATATCCTCGCTACGTATCCATTCCAGCCATACGTGAACCGATACAATCAGGCATACTCATTACTGTCCGTGTGGGATGGAAAGTCGAATCCGCCCGCATTTTAAAGTGTGATATAATGGGCGATGTCGGCATATGATGCTTTCCCTTGAGCCGACCGTAACACAATAAGGGGGTATGACGGTGGTCATGACGTCATACCCCCCATTATTTATAGTGGAGGTGAGCTGGTATGGCATTACAGACATTGGCCGAAGATGACTACTATGATCTGCACAATCTGCTCACCCGTAACGCGCCGTGGAATTTCGTGATCGGCGCGCGCGGCCTAGGCAAAACGTTTGCAGCGAAAAGATACGGAATCAAGGAATATGTCAAAAACGGCCACGAGTTCATCTACCTCAGGCGCACGGACGTGGAACAGCATCGTAAGGAAACATTCTTCAAAGACATTCAAGAGTTCTTTCCTTCGTACGAGTTTCGCGTCAATGGCGAAAAGGGACAATTGCATAAGACTTCGTGGGATGAAAAGGATTGGCGGACATGCTGCTATTTCGTCGCACTATCTCAGGCGGGCGGGCTAAAATCGGTAGCCTACCCTAAAGTGCACTTGATTATTTTCGACGAAATCTTTCCCGACAATCTACGTTTTTTAAGCAATGAGGTAAATTCGTTTTCCGAGTTTTACAATACTGTTGACCGTTGGCAAGATAGAACAAAAGTACTGTTTTTATCCAATGCCGTGCAAAAAGCGAATCCGTATTTCGCGAAATACCGGCTGGACATTGGTTCCCAGCAAGCCAACCAGCAACAATACAAACTCTATTGCGGGGGGTTCGTATGTCTCGAATTGGCGGATTACGGTGGATTCTCAGCCAAAGTCGCGCATTCCAAGTTCGGCAGATTCCTAGAACAGTACGATGGCGACTATGCCGACTATGCCATACGCAACAAATTCCGCGACGAATCGGACACGCTACTAGCACCCATTCCTAGTGACGGTGAATTGTCTTATATTCTAGACACTACAGACTATGCACGTTTTGGCATATGGGCCTCCGTTTCGGAACGTGACGGACACGTTTCACAATATGTTTCACGACGCATCCCCAAAGACAACACCCGCCCCATCTACACGCTAGACCCCAACCATGTTGACGAAAAAACATGGTACGTCAAAAAGTCGGATGATATTATAAGACGGCTCACCACCGGCTATAGACTTGGTAAAATAAGATTCGATGATTCACAGGTCAAGGCCGATTTCGGACTGATCATCGGCGAATTATTAGGAAAATAGAAAGGATAATATCAATGGCAATGACCACAACGGATGTGTGGTGTATGCTTGCGGCAGTCTTTTTTATTATCGTAGACTACGTGACAGGCATTACAAAAGCCATCATGCAAGATAATCTCAGCTCAAAAAAAATGCGGGAGGGACTAGGCCACAAGTTCGCCTACTTCATTCTCGTATTGGTGGCGTGGTTCATCGACGAAATCAACTTACATGTCGATTTAGGGCTACCAGTGTCCGTATTTGTCTGTACAGTTGGCGGAATATGCTTAATCGAGCTTACGTCGATTTTGGAAAACATCACCGTAATCAATCCGGAACTGGCGGGCGCACCATTCATGCAGATTTTTTCTCAATCCACAAGCGGAAAGCATAAGGAGGAATGATGGACGGAGTGAAATGGATAGGCTCACCAAACCACTACAACGGAAGAGAGGGGCACCACGTAACCCACATTACACTGCATATCATGGCAGGATATTTAGCCGGAACCGATAGCGTCTTCACTAATCCAGCATCACAAGCAAGCGCCCATTATGGCATCGGCGCAGACGGCACCATACATCAATACGTAAGCGAAGCGGACGGCACCTACAGTGACGCCAACTACATTTCTAACAACAGCACTATCAGCATCGAACATGAAGGCGGCATACCACAAGCCACATGCACGCAAGCGTGTATCGACGCAAGCGCACGACTCTGCGCCGATATTGCACAACGATACGGACTTGGCAGACTATGGCACGACGGCACCAATGGTAACATATGGCTTCATCGAGAAATCAGCGGCACCGACCACGCCACATGCCCCGATCTTGCTCCAAACGGATTGCCATACCAACAAGTCATAGACAAGGCCAACGCCATACTTGAAGGTAAAACCAACAATAACAACAAAAGGAGCGAAAACATGGCAGAAATGATTTTTAACAACACTGATACCGGCAAAGTATACTATTGGAATATTCTCACCGGCGTAAAATACATTGGTGTACCCGACCAGCTCGAAATTCTCAAGGCCGCAGGCGTCCCCATGCACGAAACCAGCAGCAAGGGGCCTTGGATGACCCGCGCCCAAGAAATCACCGACAACACTCTAGCCGGCATAACCGCCACCGTCAACGCTCAAGCCGCAGCCATCGAAACACTATCCAAGTCTCTCGGTGTAAACCCTGACACAATCGCAAAAACCGTGCAAGATGCAGTAAAATCCAAACTAGACAGTCTCAAAATCACAGTAACAGACAAGTAGTAGTGACGGCACAAGAAAAGCCCCCAGGCTTATCACCTAGGGGCTTTACTTTATTCGTCATCGCCGTTATCAATCGAAATGACATATTTGCGACACGGACGGCCTTTCTTAGACAAACACCGCACAGTTTCGACATAGTCATAGTCGACACTCAACATACTTTCAATAACTGCCGAAAGCGCTGATTCGAACGTAGTAACATCGTCATCAATAAGGCCATTATTAACAACAGTACCAGTGTACACATTTTCAATGCACACCTTGTAACGATTATCCGCTTCAATTTCGATAACATAAGCGTTAAGGTTAATCATTTTATTTTTCCTTTCCCTTGAAGTTGATAGTTACGCTATAACACAAACAAAACGGCGACACGCCCAAAAACAAAAGAACGCAAGATAATAAAAGACACCTACCTACCGGTCGGCAAACTACGGTTACAAAACCGTAACCTACCAATAATTAGACAGCATGAGTTAACCCAGTTAATCAATACGCACATAAAAAACATTGCACATACAACCATTGACATTGTGTCAATAAAAAAAATTGACAAACTGGACTAAAAAAAATCTAACACACACACCCAAACACAACAAACACCACACAACACAGAACAAAAAAAAATAACACACAATAAAAAAAAACCACAAGGGAAAATCTTCACACAAACCCACACCCCTC